GTATAGTATTGCTGCTCTCTGATATTAATATCACTATCAAACGGAGAGCATGATTCTGTATCTAAATCAGGGACAAAGAAATCTTCTTCTAGTCTAAGTCCTTTTGTAGATACATCCTTCCATGGATAACATACTCCATAAGGGTCTAGACATCTATCAAAATCATCCCAAGCATCTGCAGGATTAATCCATTCATATACACAATCATAGTATGTCCCATCAGGTCTTTGTTTACATTTTTGAAACCTTAACAGAGGTTCACCTTGAGGAGTTGTGTAATCATCAGTAATGTTTGCATCAAAAACTGTTACTAAATCATCAACCTCTTCCTGTGCTGCTCGTTGAAGATTTGAAAGAGTAAAATCATCAATTCCTGCATCACAAATAGGTCCAAAATATCCTTCGGGATAATAATACGCCATTAAAAAAGAGGGGTCTTAACCCCTCTATTTATTCTTAGGTTTGTAATCCGCTGGAGGTTTCCAGTCTTTCGGGGGACGATACAAGTTGGGGAAAGTATCATGGATAATCTCCACCAACTTGTACGATGGGTTTTTATCAACCAATGGAAGGAGCAGTCAGAGCAACAGGAGTTGCGCTAGCAGCAGCAAGGTCCAGAGGGAAGTTGTGAGCATTGCGCTCGTGCATCACTTCAAATCCAAGGTTGGCACGGTTGAGGATGTCAGCCCAGGTGTTGATGACACGACCATTGTTGTCAAGGAGCGACTGGTTGAAGTT